TGGCGGCACCACAGTTCCCAGCGTTGGCGGCACCTCTGTCACCAGCGTTGGCGGCACCTTTATAGCCGGCGTTGGCGGCACCTCTGTCACCAGCGTTGGCGACTCCATAGTCCCCCGCCACATTACAAATTGTTATAATTGTTTCTGCTTGATAAGACCAAGCAGATTTTTTATAAGCATCTTCAGCCCCAGAAGGAACTGAAAGGGTAGAGATATGGGTATTTGTTATCCCCAAAGTAGGGGGCGTTTTAACCCCCATCTTTAGGGTTTCTAACTCTATTTCGCATAGGAAATACTCTCCTATTTGAGTAAGATTTTTCATCCCACTCAAATCAAGAGCGGTTAAAGGAGGTCTGTTCTCGTAATGCCCATCGAGAAATCTTCTCCCGATAGTGGTAACGTTTGTTAACCCGCTCAAATTAAGCGAGGTTAAACTGCGGCAATTATAAAGAAACCGGTATCCTATACTTGTGACACCGTTATAAGATTCACCGAAGTGAATCTCAGCAATAGCATTTTTAGCCACAGTTTGGCCGTTTACATTGTAGGCTAGACAATGTAAATCTAACCCATAGACTTCAACTTCGCCTTCGCCGGTGAAGTTGGATAGTGGAGTGTTGTAAGCGTTAAAAGTTATTTTGGTGCTATCTGTTAGCACCAAAAAAGAGTCATTTACCCAGTTTAATTTTTTCATAACGTTTTTTTTAATTGTTTTTAACTCAATCGCCACAATGTTTTGGCTCTATAGAAGGCCACAATGTTTTGGCTCTATAGGAGACCACAAAGTGACGACAAAAAATTAAAGGGACTGCTTTGCAGTCCCTTTAATTGGGATACTCAGGCCGGGCTATTTTACCAGCCTGAGGATGGTTGATGGTGTGTGCCTTTTGGCAGAAAACCACCAGCATTGGTGGTTGTCCTGCCACCCCCACTTACCTCCAGCCCTCTTAAGGGCTGGGGCGAAGGGCTTCGTGGCCTCTCCCGCGCCATAAAGGGCGAGGGAGTTGGGAGAGTACTGGGTCACTGTAAAGTGACCCTTTTTCTTGAGGACTTCCCCCGTAATGACGGGGTTTGCCTTGCGTGCTTTCGCGCTCACCTTAGGCGCGGGGGTATTCTTCGCCTTAGGCGCGTTGCTCTTCTTCGCGCTCACCTTAGGCGCGGGTGCGTTGCTCTCAGATGAGAGCAATTCAATAAGCTGACTTAACTGCTCTTCCAGAGCAGTTAGTCTTAATTCTGTTTTTGTTGCCATGATGGGTTGTTTTGTCGCCACGCGCATTTATTCGCAGGCGTGTGTGGCGTGGCGTGTACACACACAGTCCTGACTTTGCATAGACTTGAGCCTTGCAACTTGCAACAAATGTAATAAAAATTTTTCAAAAATCCAAATAAAAAAACTAACTTGCTGAAAATCAACGCTTGTAACATATTTGTTACTTGTAACTTATCTATAACTAAAAGTAATATATATGAATATAAAAAAGATAATAACTAATTGAAAATTAGGTATATATGTATAAAATAGATAGTATAGGAGAAATATAACTAAAAGTTATACTATACATCTTATGTATATTACATATAATTTACATCTTATGTACTCTTAACATACTTTTCCTTTATAGGAGGATAGGATATATTTACTTAACATTTAATGTCAATATAAGATATTTATAGCAACATTATAATGTATAGAATAAGTATATATATACTATGGATTTAGTATAATATACTATAATTACTATATATATATAATATATACTATATATACTATACTAAGAATATATATAATTAATATATATCTAAGGGGGGGGTATGTAAAGGATATGGGTGGGGTATGATGTATAATGATTCTTATATTCATCATATACTCTCTTATTCATCATCTACTCTCTATTAAATTCACTTATCATTATCTTCATCATAGACAACAACAATAAAGATTAGATTAACACAGGATATATTAACATATAGCTTTTGGTTATGTATAACTAAAGGTTATAGGTATTGTTACCCCCTCCGCCTTGTTTTAAAAAGGGTGGTATGTAGTGTGAAAAGGGGAGACGAGTACTCTGACCGGTCTCCCCAAAAACTAAATGAAAAGAAAAAATAAAAGAAAGCCTAATGGCTTTTATCTTGCTTTATTTACGTATCTATCTATGACTTCTATATTGACATATGTTATTTCTGAGTGTTGAGATATTTTTCCACCCATCATCAGGACGAAGTACTTGAAGCTGCCGGAAGTTTTGAGTATTCTCATTATGTCGGCATATCCTTTCTGTTGGTGCAGTCCAATCATCGTCCAGTTCCTCATATCTCTTGATGCGAGTAGGTACATTGAAAAGACATAGTTTGCTTCCTGCGCGGTTGTTCCGCAATTTATATTTACTCTTGCTATCGTTCTATATGCGGTCTTGTACCCTTCGCTTTCAAGTTTATTCGTTCTCGTTTGCATATGCACTGTTACTCCTCCAGTGTAGTCCTCCTCCATTATGTCTCTTACTGTATAGATGGAGTTTGCGAGTGTTATCACTATATCCCCGTCATGTTGCACGAATGTCTGAGTTATCTTGTGCCAAGTTTTTGTTACGAAGTCGTACACATAGGAGTATGGCTTATTATGTGACGATACTATCACTTCGTCTCTCGAAGCATCGTATGAGAGTGTAGTGTTCCTTACGAAAACACCCCCGTAAATGTCGTTTATTTGCGTTATTTCGTCTCGGAAGTCACCCGAAAGGTATGGTAGTATGTTATACAGGTCTAGAGAGCCAACGGCGGCGTTGAATTGGACGCAGTCCCTTACGTGCAGGTCTGGGTATCCGTCGAGAGGCATGGAGAGCCTCGTGCATGTCCTTCCGTAGAGCAGGTACACCCCGTCGTTTGAAAGGAACACTATACCGTATCTCGTAGGTCTTATCTCCGCAGATGCGGCGATGTCCTCAGCGACCTTCACTACCGCAGTATAGACGACTTTCGTATCGCCCACCTGCATCGCATAGATGCCGTTGTCCGTAAACACCATCATCGGGTACTGCCCTATCTGCACATCCGAGATGCCGGTGCTCGAAGGTGATATCGCTATGATGTTGCCGCCGATGCGGTAGGAGTTGTGCACATCGAAGAATATCGGGTTGTTCTGTGCCGAGACCGTTACCACATCCCATTCGTTGTAGAAGGTGTCGTCATTGGTAAGCAGCGGGTCGTATGGTGGTATGGACTCGTATGTCGTCCTGTCGCTCATGTCGAGGACTGCCCATTCGGTGCTCACATTCGGTATGTTACTCCCTATCGAGAGTGAGGGTATGCTCACATAGGAGAAGTCGTAGGACTTCGATGCCGTCAGGGAGAACGAATACTTGTATGTGCTGCCGCCAAAGGCAAAGTATATGTCGCAGCGGTATGTCCTCGCATCCAAGACCGTAGGTATGCTCTTCAACGCCAAGCACATATAAGAGCCGTACCAAGCGAGTTTTGTGGTAAACCTGCGTATAGATACGAGGTCTTTCGTGTCAGTCCTCGTGTACAGCCTCATTGTTACCTGTGCGTCCTGTGCAGTGAAAGAGTCGTCCTCAGGCACACTGAACTTGGCGTTCAGTCCGTTTACCAGAGTGGAATAATTACCTGTGTATGCCCAAGACTGTGCGAAGTACAGGGTGTCCGGAATGACGAGCCGGTTGATGGTGTTGAACAGGTGCAGGCGTGAGTTGTATGTCGCCATGTAACCCCAACGTCTTATGTGTCCGGAGTTGTCGACGGACATAGTCTTACCCGTGAGCATCGCTTCGGAAAAGTCCAACTCTATCCATTCCTGCATCTCGGCGATGGACGACTGGAGCGGTATGCTCTTCTGGTGATAGAACGGTCGGTCTGCCACATCCTTCGGCTCCGTCTTGGCGAAGGCAAATGTGTTTTGTCTTTTAAGACCTTCTCCGCTAAACGCACCGGAGTTATCATAATATTTGATTGAGCCATCTCTTATCCAAATTGCTTTTTGTGGCAAGACTGCTTCTTCAATGTAATCATTCATATAACTCGTAATGATTGCTTGTTCCGTCTCCTTGTAGGTCTTTTCTATGTCGTAGTACGACTTGGGATAGGTGCAGTACACATTTATCTCCTTGATTATATCCTTCATGGCGGAGTAGTTGAAGCCACTTATTGACTCCAGACGGACACGGAGTTTTTCTATGCCGAGCCTTATCCATAATTGGTCAACGGCAGAAGGGGCTATTGGGCTGCCGTAGTCTATCTCCAAGCCACTTCCTAACCTTACCATCACGGGTTGCGTGGGCTTCGTCTCGCTGCCGTCAAATAGAGTCAGGTTGAAACAGACGAACACATAGCCCTCGCTCTTCTTGTAGTCGTGCTTGTGCCGCAGGTAGTTCATCCCTGCAATCACGTCCTCAACATATACGCTTGAGTTTCTTATTGACAATTCTTGGTATTTGGTTCTTATTCCATCATTCTCGAAGCCAGCTACCTCAAGTGCATATTTGTCTATCTGGAAGCGGATGTCGGGCAATACGCCCCCATATATGGATTTGTATGTGTCGTTGACGAAGGCGTAGGTGTAGATTACCTTGCCGTTGTATGACGAGAGTATCAGTAGGTTGTTTATAAACTTTATGTCAACGATGTCGTCAGCGTCCATCTGGCGGACTACCTGTTGCGTAGTGCCGGTGGTAATGTCGAACCAACGGATGTACAGGTATGCCGATTTGCGGTTTACGCCGATGTAGTTCTTGTGCGAAGGCATGCGGTGTATCAGCACCCTCTCGAAATTGTTGTCCGCCTCTGCGTTTATGCCCGTCAGGAGCGACTTCTTTGCCCCGCAGGGGCGTAGGGTGTTGTGCCTGTACCGCAAGTTTATTAGTTCCTCGCAACTCTCGGCCCTCGGCCATTGCTCCCCGTGTGCCCTTACTATGCCAGATGGCGTCAATGTATTAGTTCTGCTCATATCTTTTCTGTATCTTGTCGAATATCGTCTCTTTCTTCTCGGTCTTTATCGCATTGGAGTCCCTCAATGACGAAAGTTTGTCTATCGCGGTGGTCAACTTCGCGGGGTCATCGCAGTTGTTGATGATTTTCGACAACTTCTTCATCCCTTTGTCGATTAGTTCGTCGGCAGATGGAACTTCATCCGTAGCCTCCTCCGCATCTATCTCTTTGCGCACCTCACCGGCGTATCTGTCGTACAGTTTTTGGCAGACATCGTGGTCGATGCCCATGTCGTAGGGAAAATCGTCCTCCCAGTCGTCGTCGTACCTCGTAAGCATCAGATAAACGAGGTTCTTATTCCTCTTTTCAGCATCAAAAGCCATCCGTTTTTCAATTTTATACAAAAAAACCCATAAATTTGGTCATTATTAGGTTATTATAAACACAAACCTTGCATAAATATAGTGAATTTTGGGAAAATTAACGAAAATATGTAATTATGGCAGACCCGTTATCGTTGGCGGCCTTCGGAGTAGGAGCCGCGATGAACATAGCAAGTGCGATACAAGCCGCGAGACTGCAAAAGCGGAACGAAGAGGCACTTCTGGCTCAGCGTTCCGAGATTGACAGGGAACTTTATCAGGGTGCACTCGAAAATACGGGTGCGAGAGCATACCTCAAGCGTCTCGACGAGCAGAGGGCAGATGCCCTCAAGGGCGTTGACAACGCAACCGTCGCTACTGGGGCTACCGCCGAGAATGTCTTGGCTAAGAAGGACGCCCTCAACAGGGCGGAGGGCGATGCGATAGGCAACCTTCTCATTCAGGAGGAGGCACGCAAGCGTGGCTACATTCAGGACAAGACGGTACTCACGAATGCACAGATGCAGATGCGAAACCAGCAGGCACAGAACTGGATGACTACCGCATCGAATGTGTCGGAGTCTTTCGGCAGCCTCGCAGAGGCATATCTCGACAATAGCAAGAATTCCACCGAACCCGAGATTGAAGTCGAGCCGCTCAAGCCCAGCAGGGCAAAGGTCGACATCCCCGAGCCGGAGATAAAAATCCCCGAGCCGGAGATAAAAATCCCCGACCAGAGCGATGAACGCAAGGTAAGTGCTTTTTTGAGCAGGATGGACGACTGGACGAGAGGCATAAACAGATAAAACTTATGGTTATGGCAAACGACAAAGACAATAAAAAGATATACCAAGTCGATAGCAGCGGCTACATCACTTCGTCGACCGACGGCGTGCCTACGCCGGACAACGCACCAGCTCCACAAAGCATACCTACCCCTGTTGATGAAGATGACGACGATATCGGTCTGGGCGTGGCCGCAATCAATCCCGGTGAATTGCCGGAAGACGTGGGCTTTCCGATAGACAAGGTGGTAACCACTTCGGCTGGGAGCAAGGGTGGTTTAAAAACGGACTATGGCTCAACGACGACAGGATTGAGCGTATCCGAAAAAGAAGCTACCGTCCCATTGACTGTTCAAGGTCTGCCCGTGCCGGAACTCTACGAAAAGAAACCGTACAGCTCCAATACACTTAGTGGCATAATGCAGCAGGCCGCAGACAGAAAGAAGAAACTCGAAGGACTGATATACGACAACACACAGCTCGAAAGACGCAGGAGCAAAGCCCGTGCTTGGAGTAAGTTCGGACAGGCTCTCGGACAGATAGCCGGAGTGGGCAGAGCACCGGTGGAGAAGATAGACATGACCCCCGTGATGCAGTCATTCGCAAGGCTCGACCAACTGCGGCTCGAAAGGAACAACATAGCGAATGACCCCACACTCAACTGGATGCAGAAACTCATAGCACAAGACCGTATAGATCACGAAAAGAGGGAGGAGCAGAGGTACTTGCAGTCCGTCAAGGATAGGGAGGCGGCGATGAAGTTCAATGTTCAGGAGGCAAACAAGGCGGCAAGGGAGGAATATAAGGCCGGATTGAAAGATGTAAAACGCTATCAAAGCAATGTCGAGGGGGCGAAAGAGACCAACAGATGGGACAGGAGTGAAAAGCAGAGCGTAACATTCATAAATCCCGATGTGAGAGACAAGTTTATGAACATCGGACAGAACTATGCGTTTCCAATCAACGATACGGAAGCAATAGCCATCTGGAACGAGTATATTACATTGACCGAAAAACTTAAGAATCCAAATTACGAAACTGTAACACAAGATGGGAAGGAATATGTGAAAACCGCTATCGGAGTGTTGATACCCAAAGAAAGGGTGGATGCGGCTCAGTCCTATCTTGAAAGCCAGTTGAGGCAGATATGGCAGAGCGTTGAACCAGACGGCAGTATTTCCAACAACCTTATCAAGCAGATGGTCAACTACATGGACGAATTGTCCGGCTACGCATACAGCAAGGCGATAGCCAGACGAAGAACTATGCCGACGAGTGCGGGGTTTATCGCAACGGAAGACGAGACTCCCGGCCTCAGGTTTAACTACGGAGTAAAGGGAGAAAACAAGAACAAGTATCAATGGGCGTTAGGACTCACGCAAGGCGGCAGGCCGATAGACCTGTCAGATATTACCGACGATATGGCAAAGACACTGTTGGAAGATAAAAACACGAAGATAGTGGAAATCGCAAACGATGCCGAGTTTATATATACCGATACGAATAAGGAGATTACCGGCAAGGATATAAACAACATGACGCCGGAAGCACGGATGGACATCATTGAGAAGATACAGAGAGGCGAGATTACATTAAAATGACACAAATAGAACAAAACTATGGCGGATATACAACCAATATCCGGTTTGGAACTATACGAAAAGTTGAAGGCAGCGGAGAACGCCTCCAATGACAACACAGTAAAGGAGAGCGTATCCGAAAGCAAACTGCCGTTGGGGGAGCAGCAGGTGGAGACACCTACCGACACTCCCGTCAAGACGAAGGAGGATGCCGAAGAGTTGGTTACCGGCTTCGATGTGGACAAGCCCGTTTCAAGATACGAGGACAAGCCGGAGGATGATCCAAAACCACAGATGCTTCCCGTTCAACGAAAGAGCGTGGAGGAAAGGCTCGCCGAAATACCGGAGTCCTACGCTACGCGTATGATGCGTGATGACGACGCCTACCGCAAGGCGTTCATGGAAGCCCAACGCAGAAGGGAGGTTTCGAGACTCCCGTCAAGCCATCAGAGGGTATTGCAGAACGCGGAGGAACGCAGGGAAAAGTTCGAGCAGGAGTTCGGACACATACTGCCGGAGAAGGATAGCGGGTTGAAGTGGGGCGAAGCACCGACGTTCAGATATGTCTCAGAGAAGGAACTTGACGACTACCACCAGGAGCAGAGGCTTCGCGGAGAGATAATCGTTCCGGACATCCTCGAAAGGTGGAACAACCGCTTCAATGTTCTATATAACGACATAGATGCTCTCGACAGGAAGAACAAGTCGATGATGGATGAAATCTATCAGAAGCAGAAGGTACTGACGCAGGACAGGCGGGAGCTGGCACAAGTCGCCTCGAGGTTTGCCGACCCGATGGTTCGCTATACCGTGCCGGACATTGCGGCGGAAGAGGCACACAAGAGTCCGGACTTCGCCGTCATGCGGGTTGCAGACCGCCTCAACAAGGAAACTAAGAGAAACATAGAGGTCTATCAGATGCAGGACAGAAAGAGTCTTGCAGACCTTACATTCATGGGGCTAAAGGACGGCCTCTTCGACGCCAAGACTTGGACTTTCGGTCTCGGAGAGTTGATAGACCAATCCGTTATTCAGACGATAGTCGAGAAGGACGCAAGGGGCGAGGCTCTCACGGAATCCGAAGAAAACCTCGTTGACGCCTTTGCATACAACATCGCGGTTAACTCGGAGATTGCACCTCAACTCTCGAAGGCATACTCCGTCGTCGGCAATGGTACTGCACACTCTCTTGCGTTCATGCTCTCGATAGCGGCCACTCCAACCGCAGGCGTAGGGCAGAAGTTCGCGGGCATAGTGGCAAAGAAGGCGATGCGTAAGGGGCTGCACAAGTCCATCGCAAGGCTCGCCGGACTCGGCGCGAGGATAGCGAGGGACGCCGTCATAGAGGCCGGAACTTACGGCCTCACTACTGGTTTAGGCTATACATTGAGCGACACGCAACGCAGGATGATGGGCACTCCCGTCCTTGCGGCGGAGAAGGACGACGAAGGAGATTACCACTTCGACCTCAACGGCTTCGACCAGCAGGAGAATTTTCTGCCCGCATTGGCGAAAGGATATGGTACGACCATAATAACTTCATACTCGGAATTACTCAGCAACTATTTCACCGGAAGCAAGGCTCTCGTTCGCTCAGGTCTCAATGGCATTGGTCTAAACAATGTCTCCAAATGGATGCGTAAGGTAAGCAAGGCGGGAGTTCCTACCGCCGTAATGGAGTTCAGGAAGTGGTTCAATCTCGGAGGTCTCGTCGAAGAGCCGATGGAGGAGTTCGCCGAAGATGTGCTCAATGCACTTATCATCGGGGATATGACTCTTGACGCCAAAGAAGGAACGGGAGCGTTTAACAAAGAGAACCTTCTCGACAATGTTCTCGGCACACTGCTTCTCGGTGGCTGGGGAAGCACGATGTCGGCAATAGGCTATACCCACAATGCCGCAAATGCGAATAAGGTAGCGATTAATAACCTGCAAGTGGCAACCAACAACTTGCATAAGGCTTTTGGGGCAGAGGCCAACGGCATACGCCAGAGGATAAGACAGGGATACATCGACGGCAACGCATCGCAAGTGATACTCGCAGAGAGCAAAAACAAGTCAGAAGCGGGCAGACAGGCGATAAAGGATTATGTGGTAGGCTACGGACAGGCTTTCGGAACGCTTTCTGGCATAGACACCAAGCGGGAGACCTCGCAGAGAAGGGGCGAGAGGCACGAAAGGAAGATAGGAAGGGAGCGTTCCAAGCACATAGGAAGGGTAGAGGCATCCGCCTTCGAGTCATTCGATGGGGCGGAAGGCCTTCAAGTATGGGAGAACAAGAAGAAGGAAGTTGACGGATATATAGACAATGGCGACATCGAGGGACTCTTGAAGAAACTCAGGAAAGACGAACTTACCGACACGGGGCTTACCAAAGAGCAGCAACGCTTGGTCAACGCATACGCCGCCGCCAACATAAGGCACTTCATGCAGCGGGACGCAGACAACGCAATCAATGTGGCGGAAGCATCAGTCGCTTGGGAGCGTAACTTCCTGACGGAAAATCCTGAACTCAGAGCCAAAATCAAGGCTATGGTTGAAAATGACGAACTCGACAAGGAGCATGCCGTAGTGGGCATCGTTCGTGAGATAGATGAAAGCGAACTCGACGAAGAGATGAAAAGGGAAACGCCATCGGTTGGGGTAAGTCCGGAGGACAGGCAAGAGCAAAGGGAGGAAGATGTAGTAATCAAGGAGCAGAGCCAAAGGAGAGCGGAGAATGAGGGAGAGGTAACGGGGCAGGCTATGCTTATGACCGAAGAGCAGTTGCAGAAGGAGGCCGACATTGTAAACACCGAAAGGGAGTTTTGGTTAAGGGAGAGGAAACTCATAACGAACCAAGACAGCGGCAATGTAGAATATTATAAGATAACCGTCGATGGAGTAGTGAGCGACGCTTACCTTTACAAGACCATCGGTGAAGGGAACAACAAGCATTTCGCCTTCTTCTATCGCGATGCCAACGGCAACCTTAAGCAGCACACCAAGAGCATGTCGCAGTTCGAGACGGACAACGACCAAAGGATTGCGGTAATACCCAAAGAGCAGTTTTACAGGGACTACTACATCGCTACACTGAGGGCTGAGAACCAAGCGGAAGTCAACCAAGCGAATATCGCTAAGGCGGAGCAGGGGGAGCAGGGGCAGCCGATGGAGGAAAGGACGATGGAGCAGATTGCTTCGGAGGAACTCTCCCCAGAGGATTTCGAGAAGTCCCTGCCGAGACACACTTCTGGAGCGAAGAAGGGGCAGGTGGACTTTGGGGCACTCACTCCTTCACAGTTGTTCCGCTACACCTTGCAGTTGTCCGACGAGGCCACCGCCGTCCAGATGGCGGAGGAGACGGTTGCACATCGTTATAGCGAGATGGGCAAGATAGAGCAAGGCTTGGGCAAGAAGTTCGGCGCTGAGAGGGTTGAGAGCATAGCCAAGATTGCGGCATTGAGGCAGGAGATAGAGGAGTACGAGAAACTCTTGAAGAAATACGCTCCAAAGAAGAAAGCCGCCCCGAAGGCGGGAACCAAAAAGACTGATGCCGCTCCGGCGAAGCCGCCAAAGAGAAAGACCACTCCAAAGGAGAAGGCAAGGCAGCAGGAGATGGCACAACAAGAGATTGACAGGGCGGAGACCGAACAAACCGCAAGTATGGTGTCAACACACTACGACAAAGCCATAGGCCTGTTTGACGGCAGGGACAGCAAGAGGGCTGACTACTACATACGCAATGTGGTCGCAAACGACATCGCGGGGCTCGACCTCCCGTCCCTTCTCGATTACAAGATGCAACTCGAAGGTGTCTATGACTCGATAGACGATGCCGACAAGAAGTCTGGAACTCCGAACAGGAGGGCGTACAATAAATTACTCAACTTGATAGACAGAGAAATTGACAAGAGAACGAGAACCGAAGAGAGTGCCGCAGGAGAAGCAGAAAAGGCAAAGCCGCAAACGCAAGACAAGACAAAAGAAACCAAGCAAAGAGAAAGAGTAGAGCCGCAGGAGAGGCGGCCAGTAGAGAAATTCTCCGAAACGGAGATGACCTCTCCGATAAAGTTGTCGGAAGAAACTAAAGTCGAGGAGGCGAAAGAGACCATTGACAGTGGAGTATTGCAGGAAGCGCCGCAGGAGCACAAGGACAAGGCCGAGAGCATCTTTGAGGAGTTAAACGAAGAGAGCGACTTGGCGAAGAGAAGGGAGACTTACAGGAATATGTTTGAATGGTTCAAGGACTTGTCTGTGAGCGAACTCGCATCGGTGGCAAAATACTTTTCAGACAGATACAACGATAGCAGGGAGAGATATGGCGACACAGACCAATCCTATATGTACCGCAGACTCAGCAGGATTGCCACGAAATACAATAACTGGAACAAGGCGAGGCTGAACTTTATACAATCGACAATGGAGGACAGGGGCTTCCGAGTGGAAGGCTATCCTTCTGTTTACAACCTGCGTGTTGCTATGGCTCATTTGCTTTATAGTCTCGATATGGATAGGTTTAAGAGGCTGTATGCGGCGTCAAATCCCAATGTTCGCATTTCAAGAGACATAAAGAGAACAGCTGAGAGCATGCGTAAGGTTATCGACTACTCGTTCAAGAGTGCTCACAACTGGCGACACATACTCGATTTAATCGGAGACAAGAAGATTACCAAGAAGAAGGCAGCCCCGATTGTCCGTAAGGCGGCAAAGTTTACGAAAAAGAAAAGAGCGGAAGTGGTTGATGTGGCAGAGAAGCCAGCAATGCAGAAGGTAACTCAGAAGGCAGAGCCCAAAAAGACGGAGACCATTTCGGCAAAACCGAAGGAGGTTGTCGAGGTCGTTGAAGAAACAGCCCCAACCGAAAAGGCCGCTCCGGTAAGGAAAAGCACTATGGATGTGCAGAAAGTTGTTGGTAACTCCATTGATAAACTCGAAACGGCAATCAACAGCGGCGAGATGAAACTCGACGACAAGGTGGAGAACGAAAATTTCAACGACCCGAACACCAAGACATACAAGAACGCCCAAAGGCAATACAAGAGATACTCCAACGAAAATCTCGAATTGCTCAAGGAGGAGATACAGTCGAGAGTTGACGAACTGCAAAACAAAAAGCGGGACAAGGCCACGAGAACGAAATTAAGAGCCTTAGACGCACTCGGCAACATCGTTGAAGGAATACTACTCGAAAGGGGAGATGTCTCCGTAGAGCGAACAAAAACCTCCAAAGAGGGCGAAATTGCTCCCGACAAGAAGTCGGAGAAGAAACCAAAGGAGAAAAAGAAGTTTTGGAAAGGTGAAAGGGTGGTTGGTGGCGAAGGCTCAGCCAATGTAGAGTTGGCAGAACAGCAGGTGCTCAGGGAGATAGCCGATGGCGTTCCGAAGATGTTCGACAATCCAAACTCCAACTTCAACAAGATAAAGGACGAAGGCAAGAAGCAGGCGATAAGGCAACTCATAAACGACATAAATGACGGCAAGGTAACGGCGTCCGAAGCGATAGTAACGCTCAGTGAAAACGGGCTCGACAACCTTGCTAAGTCCAAGCAGGTAATAATAGACAACGCCCTGAGGGCGGAGCGTGGAGTGGAGTCGTTTGCCGACGGCAGGAGGATAACTTCTCCGCAGGAGTACCGCGAGGCGAAGGCCGAAAGGGATGGCATGCAGCTCTCGGAGGTGGAGATTAGAAACGCCATCGCACAGAAGATGAACGACTATGTGGAGCAATATGCCAAAGAGAACAGGCTCTCCGTGCCGGAAGCGGGAAGGAGTCTGCTTGATGCAAGCAGGGACAACGAAGCGATGCCTGAGCGTAAGAAGAAGGCGGAGACCCCCGCGAGGAAGGCGGCAAGGGAAGCAACCGAGACTATCAACGAGAGGGATGCGGAGATGGCTCAAGAGAGGGATGCACTTGCAAAGGAACTTGACGGATTGCAGAAAAACTTGAAAAACAAGGAATGGGCATATAGCGTTGGTGGAATAGAAGTAAACAAGGCAAGGGAGCGTGTAAGGCAGATTGAAAGGCGTGTCGAGGAGATAGACAACCAGAGGGAGAGAGACAAGATAATGAAGGAACAGATACGCAGCAAGGAGAAAAGGCATATCGGAACAAGACAGCAGAAGGCTACAAAGAAAGAGATAAGGCGTCTTGCAGACAGGCTGCAAAAGGTATTGCCCAAGAACCTGCGTGAGACCGTGAGCGTATTGAGCGGAGACGCTTTCTATGCCATCTATAACAAATATACTAAAAGCCAATACAAGCAGGACATACTCAACGGAGACAAGAAAGTCTGCGGCTTCTTCTTGAAGGTAGGAGACAAGGGCTACATATACTTCAATGCCGATGAAGCTGGGTTCGACACCCCAATACACGAGATAGGCATACATGCGTTGCTCGAAGCGGCCAAGCAGAACGGCTACACCAAACTGCAAGACGCCATCATCGAGTTCGGAAAACAGGCATCGGAGCAATGGAAGCAGAAAGTTAGGGACAACCATGACTACGAGGAAGGCTCTATGGAGTTCTACGAAGAGTCGGCGGCCTATGCTATGGGCGAGATGTTCCAGAACAAACAGATGGAGTATGCCCAGAGAAACCTGTTGCAAAGGCTCGTTGATGCGTTCAGGGACTTCATCGCTTGGCTCAAGGGCGAAGCCTATGCCGATGTGAGCGTGTTCGACTCCATCAACGAGATGGGAGAACAAGAGATAGGAAAGGCGTTGTATGACCTCGTAATGGGTGGCAAGATGCTAAACACCATATCTAACGATGTAACCATCAAGGAACAATCGAAACTCAGGCACGCAAAGCAGTCGAGGGACGCAAGCGGAGAGTATAACAGGGTTTCCACTGGCGTGGGAGAGATAAAGTTCGACATTGGCAAGATGCCGAGTGAGTCGCTTAACATGACTCCTGCCGAGTGGATAACAGCCTTGAAGAAGAAGAAGGCGTTGGATGCTGAACTCAACAAGTGGTTGAGCAAACAAAACCCCACGAAACAAATATCCGATGCGTCAATCGTCCAGTTCGCGGAGGACAGGCTGCAACTCGACCACCCAGATGCAAGCAAGATGAACAAAGATCTCAATGGGTTTCAGACGAGCATTCATGGCCTCATTCAATATTTGGCATCTGCCGTGCACAACTGGAGGAGGACGATGAATGAGGCAAAGAAGGCCATTGCGAAGTCAAGAGGCATGAGCGTACACGAGTTAGGCATAGGGGTATTCGATGGGTTCGAGACTCTCTATAAGGCACAGAACGGAAGGATAGACTATGCCCAGAGGATGTTCAGGAAGAACTTTATGATGCCACTCGACAAGGCGTATGTTGATATTATAAAGGAGGCAAGACGGAATGGGCACGAGATAGACGGAAAGGATGTTGACCTTTACAGGATAGCGTTGCACGCGGCGGAGAGGAACAGGTACATCTGCGGAGAGAGCATTCTCGCGGAGATGGAGAAGATTAAGGGGCTCGAAGATGTAACGCTCGACCAAGTACTGCAAATGTATGACGAGATTGTAAATGGTGTGGCACGGGACGCATCAATCAACGATGCGTACAGAAACGCATTTTCCACGATATTTGCTAACAACGGATACATTGACGAGAACAACAGGATATTTTCCGGAATGACCGACAGCGATGCGAAGGACATCATAGACGACTTCGATAGCAAGACGCCCATAGATGCGAGGATGGAACTCGACATTGCGTTTAGAAACGCAACCAATGAGATATTGAGCACCGCATTGAAGCATCAGTTGATTTCTCAACAGACATTTGACGAATATACCAACAGGTATCAATACTATGTTCCATTGAGGGATTGGGACAGCGAGACTGACAGGGAGGCTGCACTTGGCGAGTTCGGTTCGGTATTTGACGGAACGCTCTCCAAGTTGAGGCCTGAACTTACCAAGAGGGCGGAAGGAAGGCGTACAATCGCGGCACCGCCGCTTGCGACCATACAGTTCCTTGCGGACAATACGATAATGTCGGGAGAGACGAACACTTCGAGATTGCAGATGTACAGATTTATACACGACAATCAGCAATATGCTCCGGAGGTGTTCTATACAGAGGCGGATTACGAATACATGCAGAACAATCCGGACTTGTTCAAACAGAACGAAGATGGCTCTTTCAAGGAGATATTGCAGCCAGAATGGTACAAACGGAAGGTTGAGGACGGAAGCATAGACAGACATGGAGTGAGGGTGTTCGTCAACGGTCAACAGAGATATGTGTATATCAATGGCACTCATGGGGAGTTGTTCTCGGGCGCTATGGAAAGGACGAGAACCATCAATAACAGGATAAGGAACATGTCGAAGATGAAGTACAAGTCCGTGTTCGACTCCAACGGTAGGTTCTTTAGAAACGAAGATGGCAGGATTGAGAGCAGGCAGGTCGAGAGACACCCCGCGGAGTTGGCACTCGTGAAGGCATGGGCGGCTTGGTCTGGGCTCACGAGATATGTCTCGATGATTAAGACTTCGCTTTCTCCCGTGTTCCAACCAATAAACCTGATGCGAGACATACCGTATGCCGCAACGCAGGTGTATATCGAGAAGGGTAGAAAAGTCATGGGTACTACATTGCGTGAATTGACAGACTCCCTTTCCGAATTGTTCGGTGCTACATTCTTGGGCAGATACTCTGACGACTACAAGAAATTCTTGGAGCATGGAGGGCAGATAACCTACGCCAAGAGGTATGGTATGCAGACCATAAGGCACGAAAGCCTGAAACGCATCAACAGGATGATGGATGGCAAGAGGGCAAGGGAGAAGTCGTTTACCGACAGCGTTGCGGACATCTCGTCTGCATTTGAGAATGTGGCACGCTTCGCGGCGTTCAAGGCGGCACTCAAGCACGGAGCGTCATACTCCGAAGCGGCGTTGCTCGCACATAACGCATCGGTTGACTTGCAGGCTCGTGGAACGCAGACATTCTTCAGTGGCTCGTTCTCGTTCTTCAACTCCGTAGTTCAGGCGGGATTGCAACAGGCACAGAATTGGAAGCACCATCCAGCAAGGACGGCAAAGGCTCACGCAATGTGGTATGTTCTCGGAATGGTCGGAGTGTTGTTCCAGAGGGGACTGATAAGGGCATTGGCCAGAGCGAGTGGAGATGACGAGGAGAAAATAAAGGAAGCGGAGAGGTATCTGTGGCCGTCTATGGAAACGAGACCGCATGACGACGAGGGCATACTTGAATACAGGGACAAGAACGATGCGGAAGATTATCGCAAGAAGGGATTGCTGGCACACGACCATTCGGCAAGTCGCATACCCGACTATACCAAACAGAACGCCACCGCCATAATAACCGGAGTAAACGAATACGGAGAGCCGAAGGGCTTCGTGTTCTTCAACCCGTTCCATTATCGCTTGATGCAATATCTCGCAAGCCTGACGGTAGATGCCATAACCGGCAGGAAAGACGCAGGAGAGGTGGCCAAAAAATTTGGAAAGGCCGCAGTCGAGGAATACTATCCTTTCTCCGGCATGCACCTGACGGAGGACAAGGGCAATAACGAAAGGAGGGCGTTCTACTTCCTGCCGATACCCACGCCTGTACAGCCGATAGCCAGATGGACTCTCAATAGGAACTATTTAGGCCAGAACATAGCGAGAGTGCCCACAAGCGACAAGTCGCCGGAGGCCATAAGGCCACACTTCGCTTCGTCGAACAGAAGCACCAACAAGGCACTCGTGGAGTTTGCCAGATGGATGAACAATGTAACATTGAGCAAGGACAAGCAGACGAGCATCGGTGCGCCCGACTTGGGCAGGGGATGGATAGACATATCACCGGAAAAGTTGGATGACTTGTTGCGGGAGTATCTCGGCTTTGCTTGGGACATCACGGACTATGTGATAGACAAGAGCACGAAGAGTTATCCCGAAGAGTTGAGGTATCCTTCCGTTGACCCGTTTACCCGCAGGTTCACATTCGGACATACCGACAAGGCGATGTACAAGATTGTCGAGGACTTGGAGGAGGACATCGAGGCAATCACGGCGAAGCACAAACTCGGCAAGATGCCGATAGGAAGGTACTTTGACGAGATGGACTCTGCTACGAGGAGGGAGATGTTCACGGAAGATGAAATCGCTAAACTATACATTTACTCCAAGATGCAGAAAGACAGGGCTAAATTGGAGTCCGCTTGGAATACCGCATTGGACTTGTACTACAAGGAGGACTCCGATGAATACACGAAAGACCAAGCGGAGAGACTTGCGGTAGATGCATTAAAGGCATTGAGAGAAGTGCACTACACGGCGGCGAAGGCTTGGGATGACTACTTGCCGGAGAAGAAAGGCAAGGAGAAGAAACAAAAGGGCGATGACGAAAATAGCCCAACGCATTTCAGAATTGAATACTAATGATTATATTTGCAAATAGATAGTTATGAAGAAAATCCGTAACATAGCCGATGTTCATAGTGCGGAGAAGGTAGGGTTCGTGTCATTCTCTCCTCTCTCGCCAATGACCAATGTTCATTTCCCAATTACGCAACGGGGATATGAAGTGTTGGTAAGGGCTGCCGCGTGCTACAACTCCTTTGCGGAAATAAGGAAGAGGCGTAAACGCAGCCGCAAATACTATCGTGGAGAGCAATGGTCTGATACGATAGAGCATAACGGCAAGACGATGACAGAAGAGCAATACATTCAGTTGCAGGGCAAGCCCGCATTGAAGCAGAACCTTATCCGTCCGCCCGTAAGGAACATCATAAGCCAATTCAGGAACAAGCCTTTCAAGAGCGTGATATATGCACGCAACAAGGACAACAAGAAGGCGACGGAGATGATGTCCGTTGCCTACGAGTCCGCCTACGAGATGAACAAGGGCAAGGAGAGGGATGCACGCCAGATGGAAGAGTTCCTTCTCTCGGGCTTTCCAATCTATGAAGTGTCGTACTCTTACGACATCCTTCGCAAAAGGTCTATACCTAAATTCCGTGCCGTCAATCCTACGAGGTTCTTTACTAATCCTGATGTATCCGATGTCTGCGGAGACGATGTGAACATAGTAGGGGAGATTATAGATTTGCCACTCAGCAACATCATATCGGCATATGCAAAGAATGAGGAGCAGGAAGCCGAGTTGAAGCGTATCTTCGGTGGACACCCTCCGACAAATATGGAGACGCAGGCGTTGAGTTCATACAATATCGACAGTCTCAGTTTCTCCTCTCCATGCAGCAGGGATACGCGAAGGGTCATAAAGGTCTGCGTGCTTGAGTCGAGGTGGGTTATTGACGCACACGACTACGCCGATGGAACGAGGAAGATATACGACTATTCGAGAATGGAGGGGATTGATGCTGAGAACGCTGCAAGGCTTAAACTGCAACACGAACACAACATAGCAATTCCTTTGATAAAATACAAGAAGCGATACATACATGAGTGGGTCTACTACCACTTGTCCCCCTATGGGCATGTCCTGTTCAGAAAAGCCAACCCATACCATCACAGGTCGCACCCATACGTGTTCAAGATGTACCCGTTGCTCGATGGCGAAGTGTGGTCGCTGGTAGAGGACTTGATAGACCAGCAGAGGGCAATCAACAGAATGATTATATTGCAGGACTTCATCATCTCCGCGGCGGCGAAAGGTGTGTTGCTCGTTCCAGAAGAGTCCATTCCTGACGATATGGACATCGAGGACATTGCGGAGGAGTGGACTAAATACAACGGGGTTATAAAGATAAGGGCGAGGGCTGGTATGGAGATGCCGAGACAGATACTCGCATCCAACTTCAACATACCGATTACCGATGCGATAAACTACCAAATGAAATGGATACAGGACATCGGCGGAGTGCAAGATGCCGCGATGGGCATGAAACCTACATCCGGCACATCGGCTGCGAGATACAAACTCGAAACTGCAAACTCGTCCCTCAACGCACTCGACTATATCGAGTCGTTTGGGGCTATGCTAATCGACAGGGACTGGAAACTCGTACAGGTAATCAAACAGTTCTATACCGAGAAGCAATACATAGCACTTGCCGGAGACGACTATTCGGAAGAGGCCAAGCACTATGACCCCGATGTGATAGCGGACATAGACTTCGATAATACTATGGCGAAGATGGACGAGACTATAACGATGCGTTTCATGAGTGAGGACTCGTTGTTCCAACTCTTGCAGATGGGACTCATTACCTTGAAGCAGTACTTGCAGAACTCCGAGACGATGTACTCCGACAAACTCCTCGCATTGGTCGAGGAGCAGGAGCAGGCCGCCGCAAATGGAACGCTCAACCCTGCCGACTTGCAAAATGTTATGCAGCAGGTACGGGCACAGACGCCACAACCGACTGGGTTGGCACAATCGAAAGCATTACTTAACGGAAGCGTGATATGATAGGTAGAGTTTTAATAATTACAGGTGTAGGTGTATATAACACAGTCGATATGTATACCGAAGGAGAGTCGAGAAGGTGGATACTAAAGTTTCCCCTTGTCGATATAGCAAACTATGTGAATGCACATACCGTAATCGAAAGCAAGCGTAATCCAGATTTGTCTACGGAGAACATCCTAACCAACGAAGATAGGGATTTTCTCCTGTCATCGCTACAAGGTGCGGTCTCCAATGTGGCGATGATGCTCTCACGGCGTATGGAGAGGCCTCAACAGATAGAGGACGACTACATAGTGTTTACCCTTACCGTTGGAGAGAACCACGACGACAACATGTCGAACATTTTGTATCTTCGCATATTGAACTATCTCCAGCAATACGCACTTTACAGGTGGAACGGCGGCGATGTGAGCCTGCTAAGGCCGCTTGAAGATGAAATACGCTCCGCTATCCATTACAGGAAACACAGCGTGGCAAGACAAGTTAGAAATCTATTATAATATAAAGTTATGGCAGTAGTAATACCGGAAGTAAATCCGCAGAAGGTGGATTTTGAATACTCAAGCAATGAGATAATAAGGCTCATTATGGAAATTTGCCAGAACATGGTAAAGATTGCCATGAATGACGACGGCACTTTGTCTGTTGACGAATATGGAATGGACGAAGACACCCCCACTCTCGCACTCAAACAGAAGATGCTCGACAGTGCCCTCACAGATGTTGTTGACCTTATACATAAATTAGGCAAATCGACATTTGACGGAGAGACATTTGACGGACAATACAGTTCGGCCACAAGCGATAAGTTGATAATCCCTATCAAGTATGTCGATACATTCAACTATGCGTCATTGGTCTCTATGGACAAGGCGATACAGGATATGATTATCTATGGCTCGCTCATTCAATGGTTTACCGCAGTAAAGGCGGCAGACCCGAAGGTGATGACGGAAGCAGAGTACATTAAGGCCAAACGAGTGCTCGTAAACTCCTTGAAGGAACTCTATCGCAAGATAGTGTTCAAGAACATAAGCGAATATACACTTTCTTAAATTGGGTTGTTATGGCATACACAAGAGAAGATGACAAGATACTCTTTACATATGAGACGAAAGAGTTGGTTAGCTCGTTCCTCGAAAGGGGATTTCATTTGATTGATGTGCCGATGAAGGAGGACGGCACTCCGGCATTCTACGACTATTCGAGAATATTCCCGTTCGGAGACGAACAAGACGAAGTGTCGAATGAGAGAATTGTGGAGATTATAGATAGTGCCATTACCAACTTGCAGGTTGTATTGCTCAAATTAACGCCTATGCGTATGGTGGAACTCGAAAAAGACATGACCGATACCGGTAAGATTGTAATTCCAATTCTTGACAGCCAGAACTATCTCGTTGCGGATATCGCAAGCCTTGACAAATACATGTATGAATACATCGTAGATAGAGCATTGATACTGTGGTTTATAGGCGTAGGAAGTGCAGTTGTAGCAGACAATGTCGTGGAGTCAGCAAACGCACTTGCGGGCAACATCTCCGGCATCGTAAGGAGAATGATACAGCGGCTTTATCGCCAAACTATACCAAACCCGTTTGATGCTCACTACATAGAGTAGCTGGCTACTCCCACCACTAAAGTAGTGGGGTTCTTGCTAAATTTTTTAAAATGATGATGCACGAACTTTGTTGTTTTTCTTTTTCTTCTTTCTGCTTTTATCGTCATTTATGATGCGTACCATAGACATCTCGTAAGGGTCAAAGGCCAAGAACACGCCTATCGCCGTCGTGTCTTGTATGTCATCTCTCTTCCCTTGTTGTGCCTCTATCTGTCCCCTACGGTTAAGTTGCAGGTATGACGCCTCGTTTACCGCTTCATTACATCTCTCAATATACAATCCATCTCTTATCTTTGAGCGATATGCGTCATAGGCTTGATACTTTGTCTTTCTATTCATATGCCACCCATACTTATATGTTGTCTTTTGCGACACCTTGTCAGGAGTTGCTGCACGGATATACATATTGATATACTCCTCTGAGATCTCATTGAGCACGGTATATGAGTGGTCTCCCACATCAATCATGTCGTCAGACGCTTTCTTATCTCTCGTGTCAAGAGTGTTGGACTCTATTACCAACAATGCGTTATTGTAGAATGTAGCGACTTGCGCTGCCTTCCACGCGAGCATGTCGTGGTCTATGTGTCCATACCATATAGCAGCCCTCTCGAGAGCTCCATTAGCCCTTATGAGGCCTATTCTATCGAACACGGATATAACGCTTCGGTCAGACTTGTGGTGCAGGCCTCCGATGTCAACAACCACTATGAAGCGATTGAGCACCCTTTGTCCTTCTGGATCTTTGGGCATTTTCCAAATCTTCAATACGCCATCTTCTATACTGTCGTCTGCTTCTATTGAAATGTTGTCGAGAGCCTCTTTGCCTATCGGAGCAGCTCCACGAATGTCGCCGATGAACATTGGCTCTTTGCAGGTAGATCGTAGGTACTCTATCATATAGTCGTTGAGATACTTGCCGGACTTAGTCTGAAATGCCTCGTCTGCGGTGGTAGGAAACTCCGACTTCATCTGGAAGTCGTTCCAACGCTTTGAAACCTTGTAGTTGTTATACCACGAGATGCCCTCAAGCGTAGCACCTTGACGCCATTGCCACCAGTTGTATTCAGATAGTCCGTCAATGAACTTCTTGTAGTTGCCTATTCTCTTTGTGTACATCGGTATCTTCTGCCACCCTACGAATACCGGTATGTCCTTTCCGGAAACAATCTTGTCGGAAGATGTAGCGTGCAGCCATTCATCGTGGAAATATCCTCCAACTCCCTTTGCCGTGCTTTCCTTGACAACAAATGTACCCTCCTCATCAGGGATTGCGGCAGCAATGGACTGAGCAAGGTCGTCGCCTGACTTTGTTGCGGTGTCCGGCCAAGTCGCAACCTCCGACAAATGGCACATCGCAAAGTCGTATGAGCGGAGGTTTTCTGGGTTTTCAGCAGATGATATTGTTATCCTGCATCCTCTTTCAGGTATAACCTTCGTATTGAGCATGCCCTCGAATGACTTCATAGTAAAATTACCTGCGTCCTTCGGATAGAAGTCCATCGCTTTGGTTATCATCGCCCTGATGTTTATTGATTGGTTATTTACCTTCGCCACGATTGCTGAGTGCCAATTCTCGTAATGATATAGTTGCAACCACATCATATATGCCTGCGTGCAGGTAGAGCCACCCCATTGTCTCGCTTTTGTGATTATAACCCTAATGGGTATCCGAACCAAACGTTGCCTCTCAAACTCCTTTGCCAACTGCCTTTGTCCGAGATTTAGCGTGAGTGTGATGTTCTTTTTTGACAGTTTGTCCGTTATGTAAAAGCAAGTCGCAGTCCAGAACTCGAAGTCGTACTTGTACCTCAACAGCATTATGTCCGCGAGAAGGTATGACTTGTTCTCTTTGGTAGGCTCTTCCCTGAATTTCGTGAGCACCTCGTCAAACGGCTTGCCGTCTATCACTTTAATTATTGGCTCTTTGAGCATCTGCAATGGAAGCCAATAATCTACTCCATCAATGCTTACTTTCGCTCTTGGTATTACTTCGCACTCCTTGTCCCCTATAATTGGGTCGTAGTCGCGATAATACAGAGCCTTCCTTGCGTTGTTCTCCTTGATTATTTCTTTGTAATCAACAGAAATATTTTTCGTACTCATTATTTACCTTTTGTAATATTTCTATCAACTCTTTATTCTTATGGTAAAACATAGGACGCATCTGCTGTATGTTGCGATTACTGTCTCGTATCTGGTATATTATTGCCCTTGCCCTGTCCTGCTTTACATCAAACCTCAACTCTACCGCATCAAAGGCATAAGCCCTTGCTTCCTTTGAAGAATACCCCTGTTCTACCCCGACATCAAGCACTGTATGAAAGAAGTCGAACAACTCATAATAGATTGGATTGTCATAATTAAACATATCGAAATTCTCGAATAGTTCAAAATCAAGTCAAATTTAACGCATTTGGTTAAAATAAACAACTTTTATTCACAAAAACATTTATTTAGCGTCAAATTGATATTTATAAAGATATGGAACAAGACAAAAAGAAAAACTTAATTTCAGAAGAAGAGGCGGTTAAAACGCAAGAAGTAGTTGCGGAAGACACGCCTGTAAGACCGCTCAGAAGAGCAGTAATGGACAAGTATCCCGATTTTGCATCTGACGACGAAACCGAGTGGACTGCAAAGGAGGACGAGTATTTTACGGAAGTATATGATTATAACAAGTCGTATCGTGATGCTGAGGCTCAACTTGACGAGTTAATCGCGACAGACGAGGAACTCGCATCAGTCCTCAACGATATGGTTGTCAACAAAACCCCTTTCCGTGTTTCTATTGCGAAGTTCCTGTCCCAAGACGACTTGATACCCGTTGAAGGGGAGGAGGACTTTGAAGCCTATCAATCGGCATACGCGGAAAGACTTGACAGAAAGACCAAGAGAGAGGCCAGAGATGCCGAAATAGAGGCCAATGAGGTTGCCTCGTTGGAGGCCATAGACGCCTTTGCCGTTGAACACGAAATGGACGATGACCAAAAGAAGTCGTTCATCGAGTATATCAATGGCATTTTCGACAACATGCTTTACAAGCGTTTGTCTCCGGAGGTGCTCAGCGCTTTCTACAACGCCATGAACTACAATGCTGATGTCTCCGCAGCCGCAGAAGAGGGAGAAATCAAAGGGCGTAACGCCAAGATAGAAGCGGACATGGTATCGGAAGATGCCGACATAGAAGGAGACGGACTGCCCGTTCTCGACAAAGGTGCAGGCATAGAAGGAGAAAGAGAACCTAATGAGGTTGACCAATTCTTCGACTTCCAAAAGAGAAAAAGAATTTAATACGAATAACACGATTTTACATTTGATATGAAAAAGATTTTAAGAATTTCGCTGTTTGTGGCGTTGCCACTGTTGGCAATCGCACACGTTACAGGTCTCATTGACCTGATGCAAGTATGGGATTTCTTGACAAGTAATCCCGAAGGACTACTCTTCGGTGCAGTTGCGGCAGGTGCAGCGCCAGGCGACATCATCGCTGGTACTGCTACTCTTGACAAAGCAAAGACCGAAGCCGAAGAGGACTACACGGAACTCGACCTTGAGAAAAAGATAATTCTCGTAGGTCAACAGGACTTCGTAGTCGATACTCTCACTCGCGAACTCGGAAACAAGAGAATAACCGAGTCCATCGAGACAGGCGGCTGGGAAATAGGCCAGCGTGATGTAGTTGACCAAGTTGACGGTGATGTGTCTGCACAGTCATCAAGCAAGGTAACCGAAGCGAAGGTTGACAAACCGGCAATCTGGACGGGAGGGGAAACAATGATAATTCAATCCGGAGACAACGAATACCACTTCTACGTTGAGAGCGTAAACCTCGCAACAAGCAAGTTGAGTATCCGTTTGATTGGAGAAGCATCAGAGGTGTATGCTCCGGCACTCGCCGATGACGCAAAAATCCTTCGTCTGGGTGCTGCCAAGAGCGAACTCGATGCCCAGACAGACCCCACTTACCTGACCCCCGTGAGCAGGACAAACTATTGTCAGGTTCACATGGCACAGGTTGAGGAGTCCGTAATCCACAGCCTCCACAAGAAGAAAGTCGCTCTCGACTTCAATACCATGAAGGAGCGAACCCTATGGGATATGAAGTACAAGATGGAGATGACCAACTTGTTTGGCAAGAAGGACTACTTCGTAAATACCAATGGAAAGAGAATTTACACATCCGATGGTATATGGGAGCAGGTAGAAAAGGAGTACATCGTAAATAGCAATTCCGCGATGAACACCTCCGATTGGGTTGCAATGTGTAAGTACATCTTCGAGGGCAACAACGGCTCTCCCCGTAGGGTAGCCATTATCGGCCCCGACCTTATGGTGGCGTGGTCTAATGTAGATGCCTTCACAAAGCAGATGTTGGCAACTAATACCGAAGTCGTATTTGGTGTTCGTTTCAACAGAATTGAAACCAACTTCGGAGAACTTCTCGTCAAGTCTGGTGCCGGTATCCTTACCGGAATGCACTCCAACAAGGGAATAATCTTTGACCCCGCATTTATCCGCAAGGATGTCTACGAGGCATTGAACATGACTCCCCTTGACCTCGACGCTACCGGTCAGCGTAGGGTAAAGGCGGTTCGTATCCTTGAGAACTACTGCCTCTATGTAGAGAACCAGCCAGTACATTGCAAACTCACTTACGAACCAGTTGCCGCCACAGGTGGTGCCGCCACAGGTGGTGAAGCCACAGGTGGTGAAGCCACAGGTGGTGAAGTAACTCCTTAATCATTAGATTGAGAGAAACACTATAAGGGTGTGAGTGTATTTTTTCGCACCACACCCTTTTTTAATAATTAAAATATTTCAAATGGCAACTAAAACGATTTCACAAACAGTAAAGATTTATGCTCTCAAGAAGGGCGTATCGACAATGATTTCCATACTTGTAAATGGTGTAACGAAGTATATCCAATTCGGTGGCGGCAACGTCTATCTCGGAACTACCGGAGTATATCGCACATCGGACAATAACATTCAGAAGGCTCTTGAGAGTTCTTCTCTTTTCAACAGGAAGTACATAATCAAGGAGACGAAATTCGTAAAGAAGGAAGTCCCGATAGAGATACCGAAAGAGATGACATTCGGCAAGGTAACCGATTGCGTGTTTTTTCTGAAACAAACATTTGGCATTAAACTGAAAGCCCAGTCTACTCGTAAGGAGTGCATTGATAAGGGCAAGGAGTTAGGTGTAACGATTAGATTTGAGTAACAATCACTATGGGATATGTAACAGTAACACCGGAAACGGTTGAGCCGATTGATGTGCCGACTCTCGTTGATATGGTAAAGACCCGTATGGACGAGATAGACCACGCATCGATATCAATAGATGTCGGCGTTGTAGACAACAGGCCGCTTGAAAGCATCATCGAGAGCCTGCTCAACGAGTGCAAACTCGAAGTGCTGACCAATGCACCCATATCCCAACTGCCGAAAGTAAAATATTCCTTTGCCTCAAACAAGCATAGCGCATTGTCCGGATATGATACTGCGGCAATAGAAGTGCCTGACGATGCGTTGAGGGTATTGTCGATACGCAACTCAGATTGGAAGCGTACTCTCACTACATTCGTGGAGACCACTTCGAGCAAGTACGCAAGACAGGCGTATGAGTTCGTAAAGGCTACTAACAGCAACCCTGCGGCTGCGATGATTGACGGAACATCGGTAGAGATATTTCCCTATAAGAGTCCGGCAACGACTGAGATGATTTATGTGTCCTCAGATACTTCTTACGCACAACTGAACAGGCGTATGATTGACGCGCTCTGCTGGCTCTGTGCCGTCAAGACATTTACGGTCATGGGGCTTCCGGAGATAGCCCAAAGGTGTGCGGAGTTTTACAAGATGATAATTACTTAATTTTGAGATGATTAGGCGTAGGATAAATAACGATGTTGAAATCTCTTGGTCTCTTTATGTAGGTCAAGAGCCTGCCGACTTTACGGGCAAGAGCCTACGCCTGTACTCTCAACTCCTTGCGGACAACGCAAGGCGCATAACCGATTTTTCGGTAAGTGGCAATACGATAACATTCGTGTTCGCGGCGGACAAGCAATACTCTACGGGAATGTACGACTTCATTCTCGAAGAGTACGAAGATGGAACAATCACTCATTCATCGACTTTGCGCAATGCCGTCCTTATCGTTTCTCAGACCGAAGGTGAAAGCGGAGAGGCGTACTTCTCCTCCAACTTCGAGATAGTTTTCCAATCGCTTGACCATCTCAACGAATTGATAGGCGAAGCATCCGGCATATCGTATCAACTCTCCGGAATGAACGACATTTCAGATACGAAATACAATCGTCTTTTGAGCCTTATCTCTCAACTCAACAATCTTCTCGGACAGTTGAGCCTTATAGACTTAAGTCAGGGTCTAATTAACTGCGGCTTTGAAGATGCGTTTCAGATACTCTATGACCAAGAAGGGAACATAGAGGCAATCAAGGCGTTATACAACCTTTATGGCGTTGGAGACATTGCCGCCTTTGGAGAGGGGTTTGATGATATGCAAGAGTTTTCAAATGTCAATTGGAGGCTTCCGAAGATAATGGTCGAAGGAGAAGAAGTAGAGGACTTGAACTCCGTTTACGGCATATTGAAAATCAATGGAGTTGATGTGGCAAATCTTTTAAGGTGGGATACGATATTTCAAAACGGAAAAATCAAACTCGATTATCTTCCTGACGGCGGGTTGAATTATAAGGGGGCAGTCGCCACTCTTGATGACCTGCCATCCACAGGTGTCTCTGATGGAGATATGTATTATGTTACATCAGAAGGGGAACTATATGAGTGGAATGGGACATCGTGGACATCAGCCGGTAGTATTGGAATGTCAATAGACGTAAATCGTGGGATACAACTTGTTAATGGATATATTGGGCATGAAAACAATGCTCCAACAGAAGCAGATGCAACGATTACCTCATTACGCCCTTTGTCGTTTGACGCATACGGGCACATAAGCGGATTTGGCAATGAAATAGATTTTGGCAAATACCTTCCATTGTCCGCAGGTACAACAAATTCATTGTATGGGGCATTGCACTTTAGGCAGACGGAAGAGTCTGAAACGACGGTAGAGGCTATATCGTATGACGGTACTGACTTGCGTATCGGCGGTACAAGTGGCTTTGCCATACGGGAAGGAAAGATAAAGGCATTGTCGGACATAAGCATAATTCAAGGAACTGGAGAAAAGAACATCTCTGAGTTGCTCAGACACTTGCAACTCGTCGAGATTGGCGAAGATGCGGTATTGCACCTAAAGACCGACTTGCCATTCTTCTCCGACTACGATGTAGCGGCTTACGGTTCTCCGTCTGGAAGTGGTCAACCGGCCGACATTCAGTATCTCTGGCAGTTAGGCGATGTAGGATTTACCAATGTAGACTACATTGCGAGCAATGCGGGAAAATTTCTGTCTCTTGCGTTGGTAGGAGAGGCTTACAAGTGGGTGTTGACCGATGCCCCATCTGGTGGTTGGGGCACTACTTATGGCGCAAACAGAGGTCTCAACATAATAAATGACTACATAGGGCACGAAAACGAAGTCCCTGCAAATGCTGATGAAACTATAACAACGCTAAGACCTTTGTCGTTTGATGAATACGGCCACATAAGTGGTTTTGGGAATGAGATAGATTTATACAATTTCTTTCCACGAATAGCGGGAGAGGAAAATCCATTGCTTGGCGACTTGTATATCCTTCAAGACGGATTGGATGAAACGAGTTTAAGAAACATAACCCAAGTTTTGCGTAAGCTTCATCTTGTAAAAGTTGGAACGGAAGATTGCATAAAGGTTGATGCTCCATTGTATTCTATTGGAAACATATCTGCGTTTGGATATGGAGGTGAAGGTAGTGACGGTGCTGAGATTGATGATGAACTATCTCTTACATCTAAAAATCCGGTAATGAATAAAATAATTACTGCCGCATTGAATACTAAGCAAAACACGCTTGTTTCTGGGGAAACCATTAAGACAATCAATGACGAGTCTATTCTTGGCAGTGGGAACATATCAATAAGTGGTGGAGGAAGTATAGTGGTTGATAGTTCTCTAAGTTCTACTTCTGAAAACCCCGTTCAAAACAAAGCAATATACAGTGCTTTATTAGGGAAAGCGGACAAATCAAATTGGTCTATATTAATAGACCAACAAAGTTCTGTTAACTATGCTCAACACGCATTTTATATTAGACAATCAATAAATAGTAATTCTCCTTACCTATCATACGATAATATTATTTCAGCATTGAATGGAAAGGCAGACGCAAACCATAGTCATTCATCGGTTGAGTATGCAACAAAACTTGGAGACTATTACCAAAACTACACATATTCAACATTGACTTCTGCTTTAGCGGGCAAAGCGCCAACATCTCATAATCATAACGCATCGCAGATAAACGATGGCGTTCTTGCCATTGCGAGGATACCAACGGGGACTACATCGGACAAGGTTGCTCTTGGAAATCATACGCATAGCCAATATGCAGACGCAAATCATACGCATAGCCAATATCTGACGAGTATATCACAACAGATGGTAATAGACGCATTGGGCTATACTCCATACAACAATTCTAATCCAAGTGGCTTTCTTAATGCATCAGGAGTAAAGTCGGTAAAAGTAGATAACGCCACCAATGCGGATTATGCAAGCCGTCTTGGCACGACATCGACCAATTACACATATAATGATTTGAAAAGCGCACTTGACGCTAAGGCAAACATAAATGGAGACATAACGAAAGATTTTTCGGCAAAGATGTTAAATGCGAAAGGCATATCTGTCGAGAACAACAACGGCAACCAACTGACGCTACAATGCGTTTACAATGGCACGACACATAGGGCAATCCTTTCGATGACGCAAAATGGACTTTTGCTTTCATTGTCGGGGAACACTAAATGCAAAGTCGTTGGAAGTGTGGTTGCAACTGGAGAAGTAGCAGCTTATGGAAGTTAAAAATTATGGCACTACCAAATACGAACATATCAGTAACAGTCGTTAAGAACACATTGCAGGAAGGCACATTCGATGTGAGCCTTCTATGTAAGTCTAACGCAATCAACAAGTGGAGCAAGTATAAACCATTCATAAATGCCGCTCCATTTTTCGCATCTGAAAACGAATGGAGGGCGGCGGCATTGGCGGCAGGTTATGGGCTGACTTCTCCAAGTGGTGTAACAAATCCCCTAACAGCGGCTGGGAGCACATACACATACAACAAGCCAAACCCTCCAAACAACCCTTGCCGTCTTGGAGATTTCAGGTCATACAACCATACGGCACTTCCACCAATGGGAGATGGGCTTGGAGAGATAATCTTCAACAGACTACACGCAACACAGGTAACAATCTCGCCTGAAACAAATGCAGGGGACAACTATACAATATCATTTGCTGACTTGGGAATTCAAAATACGCATAAGTTGAGGGATTGCTATTTGGGATTTGCAGTAAACTTTGGTGGTGGCAACATTTGGATTAAGACAAACCCAAACCCCATTCTCAATTCAAGTGGCGTTTGCCAGATAACGGATATAGTAATTTCAGAAAACGACATCGCTTGGGTAAATGGCGGTTCGGGAGGCTCATTCCCCTACTACATCATTGCCGCTTCCGCACCAAAGACAACTTTTGGTGCTATATCAAGTTCTACGTATTTTTATCCTATGCCATTTGCGACTGCGGCAATGGCTACTGGAAGTTTCAATATCGTCAAGGGACTCGGTGCCGAAATCGAAGTACTTGGTATAGGGAACTACTTTGGAACTATTTATCCTTTGAATAACTTTAACCCAACGCAAACGCCGATGAACTACTTTACGGCATTGGACAACTCAAACTTTTACATTCAAGCGAGGATAAGTAACACTTCGGGCAAGCAACTTGTTCTTGATTGCACAAAATTTAAGATACAGGGATACCCGACATTGCAAGACGCATCCGGAGCTCCTACGGGATATATCGCAACAACTGTTTGTAATAACACAAATGAGTCAACAACCTATAGTACATTGACGATACATGCCGGACAGAGCGTTACGGTAAAGTTCAGGGTGCAGAGACTGTGGAACAAGAAAGACGGCTATCCAGAAACGGGATTTTCGCAAAACCTGTTACGGGTTGAAGCGATGTTACAATTTGAGTACAACAACTTTGAAGTAGCACAAAGCGAAATATTTGGATTAAGTAATCAATAAAAATAATTATGATAGGATTTTACATAGCGGCTGTAGCGATTTTTGCTATATACATTATTGCAACGTGGACATTGTTCTTCTTCAAGGACAGGATAGTGCCCGAGAGCCTGTCCGCAACCTTTTATTACTACAAAGGGCAATTTGGCACGGGCTGGCCATTCCAAGTGGCATTGGCTCTTGGCGGTTTTTGCACTATGGTCTATTGGATTGACATTGCGGAAGCGACTGGTGGCCAATATCTTGCCTTTCTCGCAGCCGTCGGCTTCATCGCGGTCGGCTTTGCCCCGATGTTCAAGTCCGGTGGAACGGATAGAGCGGTGCATATAGGAGGGGCTATACTCTCAGCAGCCGCATCAATAGCCTATGTGCTGTTTTATACTACCTTCCAATGGTTGCCATTCATCTATCTAATTTTGATAGATGTGATTGCCATCTTTACCGGAACGCTTCGTAGGTCATTCGTGTTCTGGCTCGAAGCGATAGCGATATTAACGATTTATACGGTTTTACCTTTATTATGAAACCAGCGATACAAAGAGGAGCGAGTTATACGATTAAACTTCATAGCGAAGATATAGACCTCGTTGCTAATGATTGGGCTATGCATATCTACGCAGATACCGATGTGTGCATAGAATACAAAAAGTCTGATTTTTTGCAAAATGGCAGAGAGTTTACGAAAGAACTATCTGCTTTAGAAACAAAGGATTTGCCAAATGGCGTCTATAGGGTTGAATTTCTCATTAGGAGCGGAAATGAAGTTGCCATCGGGATAAACGATAGTGCCCTTACCGTTATGAATAATCGAATAAAAAAGGAGATAAGCAATGGCTA